AAGGAATCAGCTACACCGGCTACCGGACAACAACAAAAACAAATCACTTACGAACCGAAACCATCACAGGCACAGGGTCAAGAGTTAGCTAGACAAGAAATAAGAAATCCTCCTGTAGTTCTTAAAAAAACTAAACCGTTACAGATGGGAGATGATATAGCTCCTGCATTTGGATCATCTACTTACGACTGGGCAATGAGGTTAGGTAGAGGCAAATACACAGCTGATGAGTGGCTTAATCATTTAACATCTACAAGGAAAGTTAATTTCAAAGTTTTTGGAAAACCTGCAACTAGAACAGAAAGAGCAGAAAAGAAGTTTAAGTATGATTCAGGACCTTTTGCAGGAAAAGAAGTAAACGTATCAAAAGAGGAATTATTTGATACCAACCTCGCTATCTTTAATGAAGCAGGAGATCTTACAGGTGGATTGTTATACGCAGCTAAAAAGTTCGGATTAAAGTTAGATGCAAACGAAATAGGTGCCATGATTAAACTCAATCCCGTAAACAGATTAAAATCCAGAGAATTTGGAATACCTGCACAAGCACAAGATGCTTTTGAAAAATCAATTACAAATGCAAGAAACACAGTTAGAAATTTACAAGTTAAAAATAAAGATAAATTAACTTTAAAAGATGATTTAGATAATGTTCAATATTATTTAAGAAATGATGGTAAATTACCTCCCACTGCTCAAATAGAAGAGCTTAATCGTGCTGTAAAAAAAGTTTCTGTTAATTTACCGATGGATGAAAGAAAAATTTTAAATCAAGCGGTTGGAGAGTTAAACCAAAAAATAGCACCACTTAGAGCAACTAAAACAAAATATGGGTCAGAAACGAGTTACACTTTACAGGGTGGTAAAGATTATAGAGAAACAGTTTTTCATTTAGATGAACCTATAAAATCAAATAGACAACCCTTTACAGAACCAGGACACTTTTCTGAAACTGGAATTAAAAATCAAATCTATCACGTTAGATTTGATACAAGATTTACACCTGAAGGAAAAAAAGTGTTTATGATTAACGAAATACAATCTGACGTAAACCAAAGTATAGCCAAACAATTATCAAAAATGAAACAATTGACAGGAGTGTCTAGAACAAATCCTTTTCAAGCTGACTTAGAATTAAATTTACTTGCACAAAATAGAAATAAAATTATGAAAGAGGTAAATGAAGCTATTGCAAATAGACAACCAAATAAAGCACAAGCCCTCATGAAAGATGCAAAAGAGATACAAACAAAAATGAATAATGTGTTTCAAAAGATTGATGAATTTTCAGAAAAAAAATTCGATTACTTTCCATTTGTTGAGGCAGACGCTTACGGTGATCATGCTTTAAAATATTTAATGCAAAAAGCTGCACGTGAAGGTGTTGACTATGTGGCTGTTGCTCCATTTAGTAAATTAAGTTTTAGACAAGGCTACAAAGCTGGTAATGAAAGATTCTATGGTTATGCAACAGGTAAGGGTATCGGTAATAAAGGTAAAGCTGTAATGCCTGAGCTTATGAAACGTTCAGCTAGGTTTTATAATACACAAGCAGGTCCTACAAAAATATCACTGTCAGATCCAAAAATGCCATATAAAAAAGTAAAAAAAGATGAATTTAAGTATCCAGACAAAGTACAAAAAGGTAAAAGAATCACTAGTGAATATCATGAAACAGCTTCAGAAAATCCTTTTGCTGGATCTAAATTAATTCCAGAGGGAGATCCAAGGTTGTATTTTGATGCATTTGCGATTAAAGTTACTCCACTTATGAGAAGCACACAAAAAACTTATAAGGCTAAAGGTGGACTTGTAGTAGATATGTTTAAACCAATAAGGTACAATTAAGAATGGCTGTAGAGAAAAATAACGAAATTGTTGAAGAAGAAATTATTCAGGAACAACCTGATGGTCTACCTATTGATGTAACAGTTGAGGGTGAAGAGGTAGTTGAAGAAAGGCCACAAGATAATTTTAATGCTAATTTAGCAGAAGATATGGATGAGAGAACTCTCTCTTCTATGGGAAGTGATTTAATTAGTGAATATAAAAAAGATAAACTTTCTAGGAAAGAATGGGAAGAAGCTTACATCAAAGGATTAGATTTATTAGGTACAAAATATCAAGAAGTAACAAAACCATTTAGAGGAGCAAGTGGAGTGACACATCCTCTTTTAGCTGAGTCTGTTACACAATTTCAAGCACAAGCTTATAAAGAATTATTACCTGCTGATGGACCAGTACGAACACAAGTTGTTGGATTAAAAACTCCCCCAGTAGAAGCACAAGCAGATCGTGTTAGAGAATATATGAATTACCTTCTAATGGAAGAGATGGAGGAATACACAACAGATATGGATCAAATGTTATTCTATTTACCATTGTCCGGTAGCACTTTTAAAAAAATATACTATGACGAAATATTAGGAAGACCTTGTTCTAAATTTATACCTGCAGAAGATTTAGTAGTTCCTTACTATGCGTCAGATTTAAAAGATTGTGAAAGAATAACTCATGTCATTAAAATGACAGAGAATGAAGTAAACAAAAAAATTGCAGCAGGTTTTTATAGAGATGTAGAATTATTAAGTCCAACACAACAAGCAGATCCAGTTCAACAAAAAGTTAACGAGTTACAAGGTGTAAAGAAAACTGAAACTGATAATTTACATACGATATTAGAGATGCATGTTGATTTAAATTTAGATGACTATGAAGATTTTGATGATAAAGCTAAGAAAGTAAAAATACCTTACATAGTGACCATTGATGAAGGATCAGGAGAGATATTATCTATTTACAGAAATTATAAACCGAATGATATTTCTTACTCAAGAATAGAATACTTTGTTCACTATAAATTTTTACCAGGATTAGGTTTCTACGGTTTCGGTTTAACACACATGATTGGTGGATTAAGCAGAGCTGCAACAACATCTCTTAGACAATTGATTGATGCAGGTACTTTAAAAAATTTACCAGCAGGATTTAAGTCTAGAGGTATAAGAGTAAGAGATGATGACCAACCAATTCAGCCCGGTGAGTTTAGAGATGTCGATGCACCTGGAGGAAATATAAGAGATCAGTTTTTTAATTTACCATTTACAGAACCTTCACCTACATTATACAATCTTATGGGCTTTGTAGTTCAAGCAGGACAAAAATTTGCTGCTATAACTGACTCAAATATAGGTAATGATGTTCAAAATAGAGCTGTTGGCACTACAATTGCATTAATGGAACGTGGTTCACGTGTAATGAGTGGTGTTCACAAGCGTTGTTACTACGCAATGAGGTTAGAATTTAAAATTTTAGCAAAAATTTGTGCAGAATCTTTACCACCTGAGTATCCTTACGATGTTTATGGTGGCCCAAGACAGATAAAACAGTCAGATTTTGATGAAAGAGTCGATATTTTGCCTGTTGCTGACCCAAATATTATGTCTATGGCTCAAAGAGTGACGCTTGCACAAACACAATTGCAAATTGCTCAATCAAATCCTCAAATGCACAACCTTCACGAGGCATATAGACGTGTTTATGAAGCGTTAGGCACAAAACAAATTGAGTCAATACTAAAACCTGCACCAAAACAGCCTGAACCAATGGATCCGGCAAAAGAAAATGCACGTGCATTGCAGATGCAACTCTTAACAGCGTTTGAATTTCAAGACCACGATGCTCATATACAAGCACACATGGCATTTATGGCATCACGTATGGTTCAAATCAATCCAGCAGTGTATGCATTGATGCAATCACACATATCAGATCACATTTCATTTAAAGCTAAGGCACAAGTTACAGCATCTATGTTAGATGATCCTGAAATGCAGACAATGTCACAACAAAATCCAGAACAATTTCAAATAATATATGATGCTGAGGTAGCTAAAGTCGCTGCAGAAATAACTCAACAATTAGTTCAAACAGAAATGCAAACTAATGCTGCAAAAACAGATCCATTAGTAAGAATCAAACAACAAGAAGTTGATTTAAGAGCGATGGATATGCAGAGAAAAGCAGATGAAACTAAATTTAAGCAAGATCAAGAAAATATTAGAGCTGCTGCAAGACTAGAGTACGATTATGATAAACTTGCTCAGCAAGATATGCAATCTGATGAAAGATTAGAAGTAGCGAGAGAAAAACTTGAGAAAAAATAAAGATCCAAAAATAGGAACTGGTAAAAAACCTAAAGGTTCGGGTAGGAGATTATACACAGATGAGAATCCTAAAGATACTGTTGGAATTAAGTTTGCGACTCCTACTGATGCTCGTAAGACTGTTGCGAAAGTTAAAAAAATATCTAAACCATTTGCAAGAAAAATACAAATCCTAACTGTTGGTGAGCAGCGTGCTAAAGTTATGGGTAAATCAAAAGTAGCTGCAATATTTAAAGCAGGAAAAAATGCGATCAGAAGGACGAAACAAGCGTAAAGGACTTAGTGGAGGTGTTAAGTTTGGGCCACCGCCTAAAAGAGGACCAAATCCACAAGGTATCAACATAGTAGGGTCTAAAAATGCAAAAAAACTTGTACGAAAATCTACCAGAAAAACATAAAATTATTTTTCTAGCAGGATTGTTTGATGGTGAAGGAAGTTTTGGAATTTGGGGCAAAGGCTCAGGCAGAAAATCATTTCAATGTTCTGTTGAAATGTGTGATCAAGATATAATACAAAGATTTGTTGATTTGTTTGGTGGTTCTGTTTTACCAGTAAAAGTTCGTAATGAAAAATGGAAACAAACGTGGAAATGGAAGCTATCAGGTAGAAGGGCTTTCACAACTATTGGAAAAATGATAGAGTATATGTGTCAAAGAAGGAAGGACAAGTACAATGTGGTTAAGTGCAATCAAATTAGCGGTTAGTGCAGGAAGTAAGATCTACGCTAATAAGCAAAAGACGAAAATGGCAATGTCTGATGCACAATTAATGCATGCTGAACGTATGGCCCGAGGTGATGAAGCTTACCAGGGTAAATTGTTAGAGGCCCGTCAATCGGACTGGAAAGACGAGGCCGTTTTGATAATTCTTAGTTTGCCCGTGTTGGTGCTCGCTTGGGCAGTGATATCGGATGACCCGACAGCAATGGATAAAGTAAAATTATTCTTCGATATGTTCTCACAGCTCCCGTCATGGTTCACAAATTTGTGGATCTTGGTTGTGGCTTCGATATATGGTATAAAGGGAACACAAATATTTAGAAACGGAGGAAAAAAATAGATGACTAAATTATGTCCTAGAGGTAAAGCCGCAGCGAAAAGAAAATTTCGAGTATATCCGTCAGCATATGCTAACGCCTATGCTTCTAAAATTTGTGCAGGTAAAATTAAAGATCCATCAGGAGTAAAAAGAAAAGATTTTAAAGGACCTAAGCCAAGTGGTGCTAAAGTTGGTATGGCTGTTACTGCAGGAGCACAATCAGGTATAGGTAGATTAGAAAAATCAGGAATTAAAAAAACTTTAAAAGGAGCAAGAGATTTTTATTCTGCATATAAAAGAGATAAAGCAAAAGTTAAAAAAGCTAATAAAGGTAAATTAATGATTATCATTGGTGTTGGTAAAGCAAAAAAGAGGGATAAAATGAAAGTACAAAAGAAAATGGGTGGTGGTTTATCTGCTGCCACAGAAAAATTAAAAGCTCAAGGTTTGAACAAAGGTGGAGATGCAAAAATTAAAAAAGTAATATCTGGTTTACACAAAGCATCAGCTTTACACAAAGGACAAGCAAAATCTTTACAAACTGTTGTAAAAAAATCTGGTGGGGGAATGGCTAGAGGAGCTGGAGCTGCTATAAGAGGGACTAAATTTCAAGGCGTTTTCTAATGTATAAACGTGGTACTTGTTGGGAGGGCTACGTACAAGCCGGAATGAAAAAAAAGGGTAACAAAATGGTTCCCAATTGTGTGCCAAAAGGTTCAGTTAAAAAAATGTCTCAAGGTGGCCTTACAAAATGGTTCAAACAAAAATGGGTAGATATCGGATCAAAAAAACCAGGAGGAGGTTTTAGAGAATGTGGAAGAAAATCTGCAAGTGGATCAAAAAGAAAGTATCCAAAGTGCGTCCCTGCTGCAAAAGCAGCAAGCATGACAGAATCTCAGAGACGGAGTGCCGTTGCAAGAAAAAGATCTAAACCTCAAGGTGTAGGTGGTAAACCTACAAATGTTAAAACATTTGCAAAAAAATCATAAAGAGTTATAAAAGCTCTATGACCATTAGAGGTGATAGCAGTGAATATGAACTTTTAAGAAAATGGTGCGATACACTTCCTTTTTTTGAAAAACCAAAATCAGTAACAACATGTGAAGTTGGTGTGCGTGAGGGTTTAGGTTCAAAAATAATAATGATGAGTATAATTCCTAGAATTAATAAAGTTGAATATCAACATTATGCAATAGATCCTTATGGTGACTTAGAATATAAACACTTTGATAATCACCCACAATGGAAGAGAGACGGAAAATGGACTTCAGAGGCACCTAAATACTCTAATGAAATGAGAGATCAAATGGTAAAAGATTTTGCAGGAGATCCACATTATAAATTTTATAATATGACTGATGTTGATTATATGAATATATTTAATTTAAGTAAAACAACATATGATTTAGTATTTCTTGATGGACCACACACCACAAAAGCTATTCTAAAAGAGTCCCTTTGGTTTGCAGATAGATCTAGAAAAGGCTCAAGAATAATTATTGATGATTATAATTTATGTAATTTTGATATGATCAGAGCAGCTATTTCATATTGGGATTTTAAAGTTTTGGAATCAGGAAAGCATAAAGTTTGCTTTCAAAGAGAGGTATGATGGACATAGATACAATTTCATTAGTGCAAAATAAAATTAAAAAAATATTACTCCGACTCAAAGATCACGCTATATATGGTGTTGACACTATGGACAAACTACAATATGTTAGGGGTCAAATCAGGTCGTTAGAAGACCTGCAACAGGATCTTAAAGACCTGCTGAGAACAACGGAGTATGAAGATGAACAAGTCCACGGAGACACCGAAACGGACTGAAGCTTTACTTGATGCCTATAAGGCAAAAGAAGAAGTCGAAACAGTCCTTGATCCAAATGCGATCGAAAAATCAACATTAGATAAATTACCAACACCAACTGGTTATAGAATTTTGGTATTGCCATATGCAGGACCTAAAAAAACTAAGGGTGGAATAATTTTATCTGATACAACACAAGAAACCATACAAATGACTACTGTTTGTGGTCTTGTGCTAAAAATGGGAGATCTTTGTTATCATGATAAAGATAAATTTCCAAAAGGAGCCTGGTGTAAACTAAATGATTGGATAATTTTTAGTAGGTATGCAGGCTCAAGATTCAAAATAGAAGGTGGTGAAGTAAGAGTTTTAAATGACGATGAAGTCATTTCTACAATTAGTGATCCACAAGATATTTTGCACCATTATTAAGGAGGACAAATGGCTGAAGAAAATAAAAATAACGAAGTTGAATTAGACACAGATGGAGTAAAAGAAGAAACAATTAATGTTGATGCTCCTGAAGTAAAAGATGAGGCTTTTGAAAAAAAAGAAGAAGTAGACTTAGGTTATGTAGATGTAAGTCAAGGTGGTAAAACTGCTAAAGAACTTTTACAGGAAGCAAAGCAAAATGAAAAAGAAGCAGAGCAATCACCGATAGAAACAAAACCAAAATTTGAACAAAAAGAAGAAAAAGAAGATGATGGTCTTCAAGATTATTCTGACAAAGTTCAAAAAAGAATAAAAAAACTTACTTTTCAAATTCGTGAAGCAGAGAGAAGAGAAAAAGCTGCTGTCGAATATGCAAAAGGTCTTAAGAATAAATATGAAACTGCTCAAGAAAAATTTGAGGAAGTTGATACTAATTATCTTAAACAATATGATGCAAGAATTGATGCAGAGAGAGACAAAGCAAAAGCTGCACTAAAAGTTGCATTTGATTCTCAAGATCCAGAGCAAATTACTGAAGCTCAGGATCAGTTAACAAAGTTAGCTGTTGAGAAAGAAAAGGTTTCTATATCTCTTGGAGAAAAAGAGGCTAGAAAAAAGGAAGCTGAGTCGAAACCTAAAGAAGTTACTCAAGAAGAACCACAAATTAGCAGAAAAGCTCAAGATTGGGCATCTGAAAACGAGTGGTTTGGAAGTGATAGAGTAATGACATCTGCTGCAATGGGAATACATGACGAGATAATACAGCAGGGAATTGACGCAGAATCTGACGAGTACTATAATCAAATTAACAAACGTATGAAGGAATATTTCCCTCAGAAATTTGCCGATGCGACTGAAGAAAAAACTGTTACTGCAAAAGAACCCGTCCAAAACGTAGCATCAGTTAGTCGTAGAGCCGGAGGACGCAAGTCTGTGAAACTCACCAAATCACAGGTAGTTATCGCTAAGAAATTAGGGGTGCC